AGTGGGACTTCGAAGTTGAAGCTCACTGGCCTTGGATAATCCATGAGATCTCTACGATTCCGGCAGAAGAATTCGAAGGAGCGGACCCAGACTCGATGAGACTGTTTATCGGTTTCTTAATTGGTGCAATCAACAAGAGAACTCAAATTGAGTATAAGTCTTTTGATGAGCTTAACTTCGGCCAGTTTGTTGACTTAGATTGCTTCTTAGCGGCCGGCGTAGAGAAGTCATTGTCTGATATTCTCGAAGTATTAGAGGTTACCACGCCATGGGCTGACGAGGCCTTACAGATAGTAGAGCAGTTTATCAAATGGAGAACCACAATCTTCAAGCAGTATAAAGTCTTGTTTAACTTGAATGGTAACGGAGACCAAGAGCATGAGGATGATGAGTTTGACCCTAAGTCAGTTGCCCGCGGATGGTACAACGTAATCGTAGATCTAGCAGGCAATGATATACTCAAGATGGATCAGATCACAGAAGAGCCACTACAAAAGTGTCTAACCTTCTTACAAATAAAGAAAGAGAAAGCCCTGGCTGAAGCACAAGAAGCCCGTAAAATTAGAAATGCACAGAGATGACATACAAAGAGATTATAAACAGATTTAGAACAGTAGTCCAAAACCACTTACAACTCAAAGACTTTGGTTACGGTGAACTGAGTGACCTTAAGACTCAGAGTCAACTAGGACCGGAAGAACAAGGAGTAGACTACCCTTACTTATTCTTATTGCCAGCGCCAAGTGTGAGACAGGGCCCGGTAATGGAGTACTCATTCAACATGGTAGTGATGGACATGGCTCGAACTCAAGAGGGAGACCTTTATGACAACTACATCACAATACAGAGTCAGTGCCAACAGTACATCGATGATGTCTTGGCCAATCTCTATTATTACTACAAGGACCAACCAGAGATTCAGTTGACCAACATTACTTACACTCCATTCAAGGAGAAGTACCAAGATGAACTGGCGGGCATGACAGCAACTATCACAATCCAAGTACCAACACCACTTGATAACTGTATCGCGCCATTTAGTAATCTAATAACATTGATTACCAATGTAACCGGTGGAGTAATTACTGGATTTGGAGCACCAGAGTCTTTCATAAAGGCGGACACTGAAATTATAAACAATCCAAATAGTGTAGGTTATTGGAGTAATGATAGATTTAATCCACAAGGAGGCTCTTTTAAAGGACGCATTGAACTAGTATTAGACATGCAGTTTATTGAGGGTACTGGTACTTTAATTCCACCACCAATTGGACTACAACGTACCTTAATTCCAAGTTCACGAATAGTAGCCGATATTATTACAGGATATCCAACTGTAGTAGACTTTGAATCACACACAGTTACCTATGTATGGAATGATGTTGAATTAGAACAAGGTACACAATGGGGATTTTCGTGCGTATACGACTTTGCAAATGAAGAATTAGATTATAACTACAGTAACGTAACTATTAAAGCAATAGACTAATGACAGTAGATGATTTCATAGCAGACCTTGAGGCACTCGGCCAAGAGCTCTCGGATCCTCAGCAGATACTTACCGATATTGGTAGTGATATTACTGAAGAGATGAGAAGACTCGCACCGGTCGACACTGGAGCCTTGAAGCAATCAATTGGTTATACTATTAACGGTAACCAAATAGAATTCAAAATGCTCTACTATGGTTTCTTTCAGAACTATGGAGTCTCAGGGCAATCAGACTCTTTAGGTCAACCAGTACCATTCGGTCTACTAGCTCCAAGTAACGGTAGCTTTTACCAGTTTAAGAAGAGAGCATTCGGCCTAAGAGCTCAGACCTTTTTTAACTACGACACAATCACAAATCAAATAACAGACGGTATAGCAGAATTTACCGCAGACTTTTAATCATGGCAATAGTAATAGATCAATACCCAACCCAACCCTTTGACCAAGCTTACGGTCCAAATCCAGTAACAATCAAAGGCTTACCTACGGATCCGGCAACCGGAGCATTCACAGCTGAAAAGTACGTACTTCAAATATGGAGAAACGGAGAACTAATAGCAGACCTTAGACAGTCGCCTAATTCTAGTGCTGTAGCTATCTTTGATATTCAGAATACTCTACAGAACTTCGTAAGTCCTTCGGCACCTCAAATCGAGCAGATCGGTTACCTAGGTAACTCACTTCTTAACTCTGCATCAGAATCAGTAGCTTACGAGATCAGAGCCTGCTATGAAGCTCAAGGCGTAGTGCCAGCTTATCCAGGTCCGGAGTGGGATGTAACTCCGATACTCATAGACTTCGGTGGTACTAAAGATTACTATCAAGTGCCTTATCCAACTACACAATACATTCCATCAGTTACTGCAAGTGCTGGTTGTACGTATCCACTTAAGTTTGGAAAGCCATTTAGTGATAGAGTTAGTTACCGACTAGCATCAGAGATTACTGACGGTAAACCTTCATGGCTTGGTGGTAACATGAGAGTCTACGACTGGTACGTAACCGCAGATGATATGACAACAATCAGTTACTATAACGTACCTACTTCGGTTGGAGCTCCGGCTGAAATGAGATCCATTGAGGCTTTCACATACTGGCAGTACAACGGTAATACTCAATTAAGCGTTGATATTGTCTACAACGTAACAAGCGATGGTGGTGGTCCTAACGCTGCTCCAGGTGATGGTGTAGTGCCAGCTTATCCTAACATTGCAATTACAGCTAGTACAGGACCAAAGAACTTTCAAGACTTTGTAGGACCTCCGTGTACTCACTACTACGTAGCTGCTAATTCTTATACAAGTACTGGTTGTGCTTCGGAGTACCCGAATGTAGGAGATACTTCAATCTTCTATGTACACAGATTTAACATCATCGAGCCGACTTGTAATGACTTTCCTGAATACCAGTTCTCTTGGTTAAACTCATATGGCTTTAGAGACTACTACTCATTCAGTAAGCGTAAGAACAGAGGAATTAACATGACGCGCAACGAGTACCTGAAAGAGGCCGCTGACTATAATAGCACTTCATATGACGTGAATAAATATGACAGAGGTACTACGGTCTACTCACAAAGACTCGAAGAAACATTCGAAGCCTTTACAGATTATATCTCAGATGCTGATGCTCTCTTCTTAGAGGGTCTCTTTAAATCTGCAGATGTTAAGGTTAGATTTAACGACGCGCCTGGAGCTGCAAAGTATGAATGGCTACCTGTAAGTCTACTAACAAGCTCATATGAAGAGAAGACTTACCGTAAGGACAGACTGTTCCAATACAATATTAGATTTAAAAGAGCTCACAACCTAAAATCACAAAGAGGATAATATGATCCAACTCAAGCTATATAACGACTCTACAAAGACAGAACAATACTGGATCGATCTCTACGAGACCGAACCAATTAAACTGACTCTTAGTGTAGAAGACATCACAAATGCTGATGCTACTTCAACTTTCTCGAAAGCATTCAAAGTACCTGGTACTCGAAAGAACGCAGAGTTCTTTAAGAACGCATTCGATATTGACGGCATCATCTATGATGTTACTGTAAAGAAGCCAGCAGAGATCTTAGTAGATGGTGCTGAGTTTAAAACCGGTCACGTGCGTTTACAGAAAGTTTTCTTAAACACGGACTTAGACCGTTATGACTATGAGTTACTCTTCTTAGGAGAGACCAGAGACCTTAGTTCTATTATTGGCGATAAGCCACTTTGTCAGTTGGTGATGCCAGACTTAAATCCACCAGGTAATCAGAGTACTTTTAATCAAACAGATATAGAATTAAGTTGGCAAGCATTTCCTGAATCGGCCAGTCTTACAGATGGTTTAGCAGACGGTAATCTCTTATTTCCTCTAATTGATCACGGTAATGAATACTTCAATAATACACCAACTGCCGGCGTAATTGAATTAGGTAATTTAAGTAATAAAAGTTTTACTACTAATCAGACTAATGGTTTAGCACCAACCAGGTTTAAACCAATGATTAGAGCTAAAAGAATATGGGACCAGATCTTTCAAGATGCTGGCTATACGTATACTTCTACTTTCTTAAATAGCGATAGATTTAAACAGATTTATATAAGTGCTTTTGGTAACGAGGCTTCATCTGAAATAGATGTTAATCAGAGTGTAGAAACATCATTTAAAGCTTGGGAGCTCACACGTGTACAAACTGCAGATTGTTTCTTATATCTTAACGATACAATCTATAATCCAGGTGGTCAATTCTCTACTGGTACTTCAACTTGTAGTGGAGGTTCTTATTACTTAGCTCCAGCAACAAGTACTCAGAATTCTTATTATGTTATGTCTGCAAATGCAGATGTTGATGGTTACTTTGAGAATAGTGATGGCTCACGTAATTATACAGCTATTAGACTTGAATTATACAATGATACTACAAATACTGTATTAACGAGCGGCCCTTATATACAACAGGGTAATAGTTCTTTTGTTTTTGATTCTCGTAACTTACCAGACGGTTCTATTAATGCGGGTGATATTATAAAACTTCGAACAGCAGCTGCCACTCTCTTTGATTATAGTAATATTGAAAATATTTACTGGGAGTGTACTTCAAGTCCTGGTACCTACACTCCAGTTGCTGATTTAGATTGTGAATACAAGCAGATTGATTTTATAAAAGACATCTTAACTACATTTAGACTTACACTCTCTCCGGATCCTAAAATACCAAATGCATTTATTATTGAGCCTTGGCAGACTTATATCAACAGTGGAAATCTTTATGACTGGTCAAAGAAGCTGGTAGAGAACAAAGATGTTATAGTTGAACCACTCTTTAATACTCAATCAGATGTTATAGAATTTAGTTTTGTAGAAGACTTAGATTATATTAATAATTTTCATTTTGAAAACTATAAACACCCTTATGGTTGGTTAGAGTTTAATAGTAACAATGAGTTGCTTAAAGGTACTAGAAAGATTGAAGTAAAAGGTATTGCGCCAACTCCTGTTAATCAAATAGAGCAAGATCCTAGTAATCCACACAGTTTGCCTGAGTTTATTATACCTCTTACTCATAAGCATAATGCATCTGGTAGTGTAACTCAGCACGTACCGATTAAGCCAAAGACTAGAATGCTTTTCTATAATGGTCTTAAGCCAATTCCAGATGTTGTAGATCGGTGGTTCTGGTTAAATGTAAATACTCGAGTTGCTGTATTCCCACAAGTAACTCCGTATGAGCAGTTCCCACCAACTAGTTCGAGTCTTAATCTTAACTTCTCGAATGATATTAGATACTATCTAGATCCTTTTCCAGGTGCTACTTATAATGTAGAAGGACCTACAATTTACAATGAGTACTGGAGTCGTTACATCAACTCACTCTACAATAAGTATTCTCGAAGAGTAACGGCATACTTTATACTTAACAACATTGACCTTAATGAATTCTCATTTGATGATACGATCTTTGTAAACGGTACGTACTTTAGACCTGAAAAGATTATTGACGTTCAAATCGGGGCTTACACAGAAGTCTTAGTACAATTGATTACAGCTAATGATTACGTGCCAACTACAAGAGCAGAAGAAACACTAATTGATTTTACAGCAACTGGATATGCTGGTAGTTGTTATAATTTCAGTGGTTATATTGAAATAACTACTCAAGGTACTCCACCATTTACTTGGGACTTAGGTAATGGTCAAACTGGTTAGTGTTTAGTTGGAACTCCAGC